TTGTAGCTTTCAAATAACGAAGCGCCCCAGCTGGTCCCTAAATTGTTAAGCCTGACAACGTTGCTCGACAAACTGTTGGAGAAATAAGCCTCTGTCATTTTTGGCTGAACCATCACTCCGCCATTGCTGTTTCTGCGTCGGCAAAAAATGATTGGGATTGGTTCCCCAATCTTCATCGGAGCCTGTGCCGAATTCACATCAGGGTTCCCCTCGGCCGCCCTGGCCTTCAGGTCTCCAGCGCTCATTCCTGTCTGAGCTGACAGCAAAAACAGTGGATCTTGAACCTTGATGCTCATGACTGAATAGGGACTCCGATTAAGCCGTTAGACGCGGTGCGGCTTGGAATTAAGGCACCAACAGGGGCGAGAGATGCACCAAGCTCAACTGACAACTCAGTAAACGTGCCCCCCATCCTTGCGACATATCCGAGAAAACTGCCAATTAAAACCTGCCCAGTCTGAGGCTGGCTAACACCTAGCCGCGCATCAAACTCAAAAGCCTGCAACTCACAAAGATGCTTTGACTTGAAAGCATCCTCAAAAGCAGAGAGCGCCAGCGAAGTTGCAGGCAGTGACAGGGAAACAGTCTGATCACTCAGCGCAGAACTTTCACCAATCCCGCCCCAGTCAAACGGAAAATACCTGTAAGTCTTAGACGAAACAGTGACAGACTGATTCACATAAAAATTTTGCCAAAGGTGGTGGTCAGAACCACCTGAGGTGTAGATCCTCAGAAACTGAGACTGTGCCCTGTTGCCAGACATCAGCTAATCCCCGTAAATCGCCGTGAGCCGTAGCTGCGGCCGCTGCGTGTCATTGCAGCAGCAACATCACGCACGCCAGCCTCAAACTGCGCCATGGTGACGTAATTAGTGCCGCCCTGCTGCATCACTGGCCCTGTTGTGATGTTCACTGGCCCAACATACCCGCCTTCTGCATAAGCAGGAATGGCAGCAGGGCCTCGGACACCAGCAAGAATGTTTTGCGCAAATCCCTGTGCTTTCCCAGCCGGCACGATGTATTCAGGGCCAGCCTCACCGACCATCGCCAGCTGCGCACCATTCACCATCCCGCCCTTTGCAAACCTCGGGATGCTGATGTTGCCAATCGTGGGGATGGCTGGAATTCCCAGCTTTGACGAAAGTCTGTTCACCCCTCGAATCAAATTGTTAATAGCGTTGATTGCATTGTTGACTGCACCTTCAACAAAGCCAATGACGTTGTTGATGATGCCTTTAATAAACTCCACAACGGCTTGAAAGGGGGCCTTGATTGCTTCGCCAATCGCTCGGAACGTATCCCTGAAAGGCTGCAAAATGCCATTCAAAAACTCTCCAATCTGATCTCTAAACGCGAAGATCGCCGCACCAGCGCCAACCAACAGAGCAGCCCAGCCCACAGGACCAGTAAACACGCCAGCAATGATCGGCAACAGACCGCTAAGCGCACTGCCAACGCCTGCAATCACAGGGGCAAATCCTGCAATAGTTGCCCCAATCTTTAATGCAGCAAGTGCGCCAAAAGCAGCGTTCACAACGCCAATGACTGGAGCCAGCACGCCCATTGCTATTCCCAAAGCAGTCACCCCAGCCACAATGCTCTGAATAGGGCCAGGCAATCCACTAAACGCATTCATTGCACCTTCAAGGATCCCAACCAATGACTCAAGCGCCGGCAATAGCGCCTCAGTCAACCGCAAGCCAAGATCCCCAAACTTCTCTTGCATCTCCTCCAAACGATCATTAAAAGCCGCAGCTTTGTCAGCAAATTCCTGAGTTAGAGCCGTGCCCATATTGCGCACAGCATCACCACCACTGTTCAGCAAGGGGATCAACTCAGAGCCAATCCGGGTGCCGAAAACAGCAGATGCAAGGGCCGCTTTCTCTGAGCCATCCGCCATCCCTTGGAAGCGATCTGCGATGTCGAGCATCACAGCATCAGCGTCCCGCAAGTTGCCGCTTGAATCTTTAACGGCGACGCCTAAACGCTGAAATGCCTCAAACGCCGGACCTTTGCCCTTCTGGGCAGCCATGTCCATGTTTTTAGTCAGCGCCGGGAAAGCACGTTCAAGGCTCTGAATGCTTGTGTCACTTAGCTCGGCAACCTTGCGGAACTTATCCAGCGTTGGCGCTGCAATACCTGTTCGCTGCGACAGCTTGGACATCGAATCAGCAGCGTCCAGGTTGCTTTTGGCAAAAGCTGCGATCCCTGCCACACCTAAAACAGGCAGGAAACTGCGCATCGCTCCAAGCGCACCTGAGGCCGCCCCACGAAGACGACCCATCGCAGTTGTTGCTTTATTCGTCTGCCCCGTAACTCGTCCTAAGCCTTTCTCTAACCCGCCAATCTGGCTCTGCCCAACAACATTCGCCTTGATCGTCAGCGCGGTTGTCATGTCCATAGCCATGGCTATTTCTCGCGCTGATTCAGTGTCTCAACCACTGTAGCTTCGATGATCTGCAAATCATCGAGCAACCTGCGCGGCTCCTCCACCGCATACAGCTCAAACAACCAACGCACCGCGTTGTAATCAAGCCCAACGATCGCACCAGTGCTGACACGCCATTGAGTCTGCAGCTTGAGAAACATACAAACAGCAGGCCAGGCCGCTGGGATCACCTCAAAATCCTCAACACGCTTTGTCTCCGGCATGTCAATCCCGAAGAGCTTGGCATCTTCTGATGTCTCGTCGATTTCAATGCCGCCAGCCCAATACTTAGCGGCCCCGATTAGTTTCCCCGCTTTTCCTCCACAAGCGAGTTGAAGTAGGCCTCAATCAACGTGCCCGCCATCATTGGCAGCTCTAGAAGCTGCTCTTTTGTGCGGCGTGTGAATGGCAAGGGCTCACCATCGCCGTCAACAATGCCCTCCCAGCCGACAACAACCTCATCAGCGATGCTCACGTCTGAGATCTCAACCTCTTCCCCGTCAATGCGTTTCTGCACTAACTCTTGGATCTCAGTGATGCGAGATTGAGGCAGACGCTTGAACTCTGCCTCAAACTCTTGCTTTTCTCGCCGTCCCCCTGAAACAGGCAGCCTGTAAACAATCGGCCAGCTGTAAGAATCGGAGTCCTTAAGGACGAGCGCCATTAGGTAAAAGCCAAACTGAAATCATTATTGCCCGCTGATGTTGGCGTGGCAATGTACGGCAAAGTTAGCATCTGGATTCCGTCTTCATCGCTATAAGAAGGACCACCAAGGTCAATTTGTGCAGCGGTGAAGGTAGCAATGTTGCCTGCCGTTGTTCCGTGCTGGAACGTCAGGTTTCCAGTGCTGGTGCCAGTGGCGGCAGTGAAGAAGTCCTTAGTTGCAATGCTGACGGCCTCAATTACGCACTCACCAGACGGCGCACGGTCAGTAACTTCAACACCCTTAGTGCCGCCGACCAATTCGCGGTAAATGACTTCGTTAGCCAGCTCAAAACTCAGCGACTGCAGTGCGCCGCTGTAGCTGAACACTGAGAAGCTTGAGGTGTTGCCATTTTTGAAGACCAACGGGGCGGCTTGATTGGAATAAGTAGGGCCGCTGATTGCAACGTCAGACGGTGCTGAATAGATGCCGGTCATCTCAAAAGCGATGAACGGAATTTGCCCGACCTCACAGTTCAGGCTGAAAGTCCCACGGCAGCCAGTGGCCTTATGCAGCACACCGTCATTGTTGAAGTAGATGGTGACGGATGAAGGCGTGGCGTCACTGTTCGGCGCATAGGTCACGCTAGTGCTAGCCACCACCGTCTCAGTGCAACGGCAAGCCTCAAGCAACGGGCCATAAGCCGGAGCCGTGCCAGCGGTGCCAGAACCTGCCAGCTCAACCTCAAAGTTGATCAGAACACGCTCAGAAGCCAACAGCTGATCAGCCTGGCCCAAAAATGGGCGGACAAGCTCACGGTTTACAGTTTCAACCTCAAGAGGTGTCACCTCAACATTCCGAACCAAGATGGCATTGCTTGCCTCAGTTGGTGTCGGATCGGTTCCGTAAGTCGTTTCCGTTTCGGCCAGAATCAGCCGCTTTCTAGACAGCAGGGGCATGACTCCGCCGGCAGGTTTCCTAAGTCGATCTTAGCAAGGTCAACCAGAGCTGAGATCTGTCAATAAGGTCCGGTATTTGACAACAAAGTTCATGCCAATTACACCGGCTGGCTGATCAGCATCAATCTGTTCAAAACTCACTGAGCCTGGCTCAACGTCGATCGCGTAACCACCTGCCGTCAGGTCGTTCATCATTTTGCTGTGTACGTCTTCAACGATCGGATCAGCCGCGTTGTCTGGCACAGCAGAGCGGACAATGATCGACACACGAACGCCCAGACTCCAGTCCAACCGGTCAAGTCTCAGGCTGTACTCAGGCGTATCACCCGTTGGCTCAATAACAATCGCTGGCGACTCGCCGCGGCTCAACGGGACAACACGGCTGCGATAAATACGCGTTCCAACCTGAACAGTGCCAGCAAGGCTTGAGGCAATATCAGCAAGGATTGATTCGCGCTTTGTCGTCATGTCTTCTGAAGCGTGATTTCACAGAGCAGCCCGTCACCTAACAGGCGTGTCTCTCTCACGGTGTAATCAACTGAGTCAACAGTGATCGCATCATCTGCCGTCAGTGTTCCAAATTCAGAAGCCTTAGCCGTGATCTGATAGTCCGTAGACAGGACCATGCCACCGGCTAAGACTTGATCAGGCTGATCAAACAAGACCTTTCCCGTCGTCGCACCTGCTGTTGCAGACACGCCGAAAGGATTGTCAAAAAAGACATCTAGGTCATTGCTTAGGAAATCAGCTAGCGCCATCAGCCTTGGGTTTGCGTGTGCGTTTTGGCTTGGCCTCCTCGGCCTTCGCTTCGACAGCTTTGCCCATGCTGATCAGCAGAGCGCCGTCTTTGTCGGACACGTCATAAGTCTGGCCGGCCTCAAGAGCCTTGCCAGATGCCATGACGCCTCTTGTGCAGGTGATCTTCATAAGAAAAAAAGGGGCC